GCCGGATGTCTCAACCATTTATAAAAAATGTAGAGCCGATAAAAAATTACAAGAAAAAATTATGTCAGCTAGACAAACCGGTGTCTGGACTTTGCTGGACAAAATTGCAGAAGATATGCAGATCCCAAAGACACCGCAGGAAACTCATTTCTTGAGGGAAAAATGGAGCCACATAAGATGGCTTGCTACAAAATTAGCAGCATCAACCTTTGGAGACAAAAGCCAGGTTGAACAAAAAATAGACAATCATCTGATTATTAGTTGGGGAGATCCTAAGAATGAGAAGGATATGCTACAAGCTAAAGAAATTATGGATCAAGTATCAAGTGTGGATGTTAAGGCAATACCTGGAGCAAGCACACTTACTAAAGAAACCTAAGAAGGAAGAACCTACAAACTTTAAGTTAAACAGAATAAAGTTTAGAAGAAGATATAAGCTTAAAAGATTAAAAGGATAAAAGGATAAAAGGATAAGAAAGTTCGTTTTCAGATGGCTGTTCCTTGGTTCCCGCCAGCGCATTATGGGGTTCGTTTGGTTGTTTGGTCTCTGTCTTGGTCTCTGTTTTGTTAAATAAGATAATGAAATCAACGATTGTCTATAGGTTTTATACCTATGACCCTGTTGTTTGCATACAAAAAGGTAGATTTTGAAAGAACAAAAGGGGGGTATACCCCGAAAACCAGCCGCATTTTTTAATATATATATATATTGGAACTTTCAGACACAAACACACACAAAGGCTTTAATGATTAACGAGAAAGACAAAGAAAAATACAAAAACAAGTTAATAACCGCTATGGTTTTTCACGTAGAAGATACGGGGGGGTTGGTTATTCACTTAAACGGATTTGAGAGCCAGGAACACGCAAATAATTTTTGTAAAAAACTTATGAAGAATAGTGGCATAGAATATAAATCGGTAAGGGAAATGTTTGATCTACCTACAATACATTAATGACGTTAGCAAAATTCGATCCAAGAAATATTACTCAGTATATAGATCCAAGATATTTACTTCATTTCCAATGGGGAAAATCCGAAAAGGTTTATAGATACGCTTTAGTGGAAATATTAAATCCAGGTATTATTCATCACAAAACAAAACAAAAAGATGATGAAATAGGATTAACTCAAAAGGAAATCTGGAAAAAGAAGTATATTAAAAATAAGGAGGAGCATGGATATAAACTTAATTATTCATCAAGCTAAACATTATTGGAAAAATCATAAAAAAAAGATTTTGATTGGTGTTGCAGCTTTAATAATTATATTAGCAATTTTTTAAAATGAAAGTACAGATACCTTATACGCCAAGACCCCTCCAGGCAAGGTTACATAAAAACCTGGAACAGTATAGGTTTGCTGTTCTTTCCTGTCATAGAAGGTTCGGAAAAAGTGTGGCTATTATCAACCACCTTATCCGTGCTGCTCTGACCAATAAATTGAAAAATCCTAGGTATGCTTATGTTGCGCCTACATACCGGCAAGCTAAAAGCATCGCTTACGATTATTTAAAAATGTATGCTGGCTGCATCCCGGGTGTTAAGTTCCACGAAACGGAGCTGCGCTGCGATATGCCAAACGGCAGCAGGATTACTCTGCTATCCTCTGAAAATCCGGATAGTATTAGAGGAATTTTTCTGGATGGAGTTTGTATTGACGAGGTGGCTCAGATAGATCCGAGGTTATGGAATGAAATAATTAGACCGGCTATTTCTGATAGAAAGGGGTTTGCTTATTTTATAGGAACACCGGCTGGCATGACTAATATTTTTTATGAGTTATACCAGTTTGCTTTAAGCGATCCCAAATGGTTGGCTTATACTGCCAAAGCAAGTGAAACAAAAATTATAGACCAGGAAGAGCTGGATGCCGCTAAAGCTCAAATGGGAGAGGCAAAATATAAACAAGAATTTGAGTGTGATTGGATTGCAAATATTGAGGGATCAGTATATGGAAATATTATAAGATCACTTGAAGAAAAAAAACAATTAGCCAGGGTTGCTTATGATCCTGCTTTGTTGGTCCACACCTCCTGGGATTTAGGAGTGGATGATAGTACAGCAATTATTTTTTTTCAACAATTAGGAAACCAGATTTTGGTTATTGATTATTACGAAAATAACCGGGAAGGGTTGCCGCATTATATCCAGGTGGTAAAGGATAAGGATTATGTTTATGGAAATCACTTTGCACCACACGATATAGAAGTAACGGAATTTTCTACTGGAAAAACCAGAAGAGAGGTAGCTTACCAGTTGGGAATAAGGTTTAAAATTTTACCTAAAATAAATTTAGAGGATGGGATCCACAGTTTAAAAATGGTTTTACCCAGGTGTTGGTTTGATATAGAAAACACAAAACCATTAATAGATGCGTTGAGACACCATCACAGGAAGTATAACGAAAAAATGAAAATGTTTAGTAATAAACCTTTAAAAGATTGGAGTTCACACGCTTGCGATGCTGCAAGATATATGGCTCTATCTATTACCGATTTACCTAGGCAAAGAGTTGCAGCGCAAAAAATTGCGGTCAACGATTACTCAATACATGGAGATTAAATTATGGGATTTTTAAAACCAACAATACCAGCGATGCCATCTATTCCGCCAGTTCAGCCTTTGCCAGAGCCGCCAAAGTATGAAGATACGGAAAGAGCAGAAGAGGCAGCGGTAAAAAGAGCTAAAATGAGAGCTGCAAGAACCGGAAGATCCTCAACGATCTTAACGGGAACAGGCGGCTTAGAAGATGACGAAAGTGTCATTACTAAAAAAACTTTACTAGGAGGTTAGATGGGAGGAGTTTTTACAAAACCAATACAAATGGCAACTCAAGCAGGAATTATAAAACCAGTAACTCCAACACAAGCTAAAGCATCACAAACAACATCTACATCTACATCTAAAGCTGCTAAAGCAAAAAGAGATAAGATTAGAGCTGGAAGAACTGGAAGATCTGCAACGATTTTAACCACAGCTAAAGGGTTAAAAGATGACGAAACTACAACTAAAAAAACTTTACTAGGAGGATAATATGGGAGGAGTACCTGGGTACGGTGGGTACCAAACAATAGCACAAGCAAGAGAAAGAATGGCAAAAAGCAAAATGGTTAATAGACCACAAAAATTAAAAAGTGTCAGAGATACTTTTACAAGATTAACTGGGAATAAACCAAGACCTGTTTCTAAAGCTTTAATGTATAAAGATTTTACAGCTTTAGAAAAAAGAAGATATGCAACTCTAATGGCTAACGATAAAAATAAAAAAAAGGAAAGACTTGAAACCCCTTCAAGATTAGATCAAGCGAAGAGTTATGTTAAATCAGTTAAAACATTATTAGGATAAGGAGGAAACATGGGTGGAGTAGCAAGAGCAGTAATGCCAAGACCGCCAAGACCGCCAGCACCAGTTTATGTAGCACCAACTGTTGCGGAAGTATCGCAAGTTCAATCAACAGCTTTAGATACTAAAATCAAAAGAGGCAAAGGTAGATCTAGCACCATTTTAACAGGAGCTAAAGGTTTAGGCGATAACGCTTTAACAACAAGTAAGCAAACATTACTTGGAGGATAATAAATGGCAATAGAAAAAAAAGCCAAAATGATTATCGACAGGTTTGAAACTTTGAAAATTCAAAGAGCAACCTGGGAAGATCATTGGCAAGACATAGCAAATTACTTTTTACCAAGAAAATCTAACATCACGGTAAAAAGAACTAAAGGCGATAAAAGGCACGACCAGATTTATGATGGAACGGCAACACACGCACTTGAATTATTAGCATCTAGCTTAAATGGTATGCTAACCAATACGATTTCTCCGTGGTTTTTATTAAAATTTAGAACTGAGGCTATGAACCAGGAAGATGAAGCAAGAGAATGGTTGGAGAGCTGCGCAAAAATTATGCAGCAAGTGTATCAAAGATCTAATTTTCAACAGGAAATTTTTGAATTATACCATGAGCTGTTAGCTTTCGGTACATCAGCGATGTTTATTAAGGATGATGTTAGGGATGATTTAAGATTTAAAACAATTCATATTTCAGAAATATTTATTACCGAAGATGAAAAGGGTTATGTAGATAGTCTTTTAAGAAAATTTCATCTTAAAAATAAAAATATTCCAGCGATGTACCCTAAGGCGGAATTACCTAATGCTTTAAAATCTAAAGTAGTTAATGCTCCATTTGATGAAAGTGTCATCCTTCATTCCGTATATAAGTCTGATACCCCTATGGGTTATAAGAATAAAGATAATATGGATTATATTTCTTGCCATGTTCATCAAGAAACCGGAAC